GTAAGCATGTGAAAGTGTTTATCTACTTTCGCTATCCCGACGGCTTTCTTATTGGGCGGCTGGTGTACGTGGACTGGAAAGATAAAAACATCCCACCCACGGTACTGAACATGTGGATTGCCAACGGCGAAAGTTGATGGGTGGGAGTATGGCCTGGTTTCTAGCTTTCCTCATTGGCGCTTACTTCGCTCTCCTCCTGGCCCTCTGGCGGCTGCGTGATCGCCAGGCACCGGAGGGAGCGGTGGTGGGGTACATGGTGTTGATGGCAATCGGCGGCGTTCTGGGGGTGATGGCGTGGGCGATTCTGCGCTGAAAGCCACCCTGCCCTGGCCGCCGTCGGTCAACCACTACTGGAAATCCAACGGCACCCGTCGCTACATCTCGCCCCAGGCCCGCCAATGGCTGGAGGAGGCCCTATGGCTGCTCAAGCAGGCCAGGGGCGGGCGGCCTACCATCCAGGGCGAGGTGGCGGTGCGCATCGTTGCCTATCCCCCTGACCATCGGAAGCGCGACCTGGACAACCTGCTCAAGCCCATCCTGGACGCGCTCACGAAGTCAGGGATTATCGAGGACGACTACCAGGTGGCTGATCTACACATGACGCGTCGGGCTTCTGAGAAGCCCGGCAAGGTGCAGGTTGTAGTGGAGGTGCTGTAGTGGGGCGTAGGTGCGTGGTGTGTGCTCACCCAGAGCGGGCGGAAATAGAACGCCGTGCCGCTATGGGGGAGTCTTACCGTCATATAGCGTCACACTACGGGTTTTCTTACAGGGCTTTGTATCGCCACATGGAGGCCCACCTGCCCCCCGCCGTTCAGGCCGCCCAGGAGGCCCAGGCGGTGGAGCGGGGGGCCTCCGTCCTCGAGCGCATCAGGGAGCTGAACCAAGAGGCCCGCACCCTGCTGGAGGAGGCCCGCGCCAAGGGGAGGTACACCGCCGCGGTGCAGGCGATAGGCATGGCCCTCCGAGCCCTGGAGCTGGAGGCCCGGCTCTTAGGCGAGCTTGACGCGGGGCCAAAAGTCCAGGTCCAGGTGAACCTGGTGGCCATCCGTCAAACCATTCTACACGCCCTGGAGGACGCGCCGCCAGAGGTGCGGATGAAGGTAGCAAACGCCTTGTTGGAGCTAGGCAATGGCACCTGAGCTCGCCATCACCATACACCCCGCCGCAGCCTTCCGGCTCCTCACCGGGACCGCCCCTGACCCGTGGCAGGAGCAGGTGATGAACGCTCAGGGCGACACCCTGGTGCTTACCTCCAGACAGGCAGGTAAATCCACCGTCGCCTCCGCCATCGCCCTCCACACCGCCCTGGCCACCGGGGGCACGGTCCTCATCGTGGCCCCCACCGAGCGGCAGAGCACCGAGCTCGCCTTGAAGGTGAGGACGGTGGCGGTGCGGGCGGGGCTCAGCCTCGAGGCCGAGGGTCGCACATACCTGGAGCTATCAGGTGGCGGCCGGGTCATCGCCCTTCCCGGAGCGCCTGAGAACGTCCGGGGTTACTCGGCCGCGCTGGTCATCATAGACGAGGCGGCCTACGTTCCGGACGAGCTCTATGTGGCGGTGCGCCCCATGCTGGCGGTCACTCGAGGTCGCATCCTGGCCATCACCACCCCGGCCGGTACTCGAGGCTGGTTTTGGCGAGAGTGGGTAGGCTCCGAGGGGTGGGAGAAGGCTAGGGTAACCGCCTACGACATTTCCCGCTACGACCCAGCCTTCCTGGAGCGGGAAAAGGCCACCCTGGGAGAGCTCGCCTTCCGGCAGGAGTACCTGGCGGAGTTCGTGGGGGCCGGTGGGGCCATAGACCCCGAGCACATCGCTCGAGCGGTGCGGCTACCGGGGCCGGAGGAGCCCCAGCCCGGACGGCGCTACGTGGCCGGGCTGGACTTGGCCCGCCTCCAGGACTGGACCGCCCTGGCCGTCCTGGACGCCACAGACCCAGAGGCGATGCGGCTGGTAAAGCTGGAAAGGTTCAGGGCCGAGTGGGAGGAGACGGTAGGGCGGGTGGCCCAGGTGGTGCGGGCGTACGGAGCCCGGCTCATGGTGGACGCCACCGGGGTGGGGGACCCGGTGTACGAACGCCTCAAGCGGGCCTGGCCCCAGACCCACCCCTACCGGTTCACCGCCAACAGCAAGCCGCCCCTCATCGCCGAGCTCAGGCTGAGCTTGGCCGAGGAGCGCCTGGCCCTCTACCCTGAGCCGGTCCTGCTCTCGGAGCTCCAGACCCTCGAGGCCCGCCAGACCGCCTACGGGGTGAGCTACTCGGCCCCGGCAGGTGGGCACGACGACACGGTGATGGCCCTGGCCCTGGCCGTATGGGCGGCTCGAGTGGGCGCGGTGGCCGCCGCACCTGCTCGGGTGCGGGGGAGGTGGTAGCAGAATCCGTTATGAGCTATGATGCGCGTAGAATCGGGAAAACTGTACCGTGTCCCAAATGCGGCAGCCCTCGAGTTACCTCGAGGGGTCGTGTTGGCTTGGAGGGAACATGGCCGGACGTGATGCTGATCAGAAAGTACCGGTGCAAAAGTTGCGGGTACACCTTCAAAACCGCCGAGGTGTCCCTGGACCTGACCCCGCTCTCCTGGTCTGGGGAGCACTGAGCGCCCCTTTGCGCCGGGTGGGCCCCCCTGGCCGGGCGATGGGGGGGCCCCAGCCCCTTTTGGGCCGGGCGGGCTCCTACGCGGTGCGGGTGGGCGGGCGCTGGTACCCGTGGGCTAAGGTCCAGCAGGCCCTGCGCAAAGCTCTGGAAATCGACCGGCCGCCTAATGAGCGTTCCCAGGAAGCCCGAGACCTGGCCGCGTTCCTGGCCGCCCCAGACCGGCTGGGGTTCGTCCTGGCTCGAGGGCGACTGCTGCAAATCTGGAGGGAAATCAATGGCCAAGCCTAAACTACCGCAACCGATAGCCGAGCCCTCTTCCTGGTCTATCCGGGAGTGGGGGCCGTCCGACCTCAGGTTGGCCTGGGCGCGTGCTCAGGCGGGTGAGCTGCGCATGGTGGCCGAGCTCTCGCGGGGTCTAATGGGGGACGACCGGGTGAGCGCCGTCCTGGGCGTGCGGGTGCGGGGCCTCCTGGGCCTCCCGTTCCGGCTGGAGCCCGTCGAGGGCGGGGAGAAGGCCGCCGGGCTTCTGGAGGCCCGCTGGTGGGGCCTTTTCCCTGAGGACGCCCTCTACGACCTCATGGCCTGGGGCCTCCTCACCGGCGTGGGGCTCGCCGCCGTGGTGTGGGAGGAGGGAGACGGCCGTCTGTGGCCACGCCTCGAGGTCTGGAATCCTGGGGCCCTCCGCTACGACCCCCAGCAGGGCTGGCGGGTGGTGGACCGGGAAGGTCGTGAACACCCGGTGGAAGGCCCCGGCTGGCTCCTCTACACCCCCTACGGCCCCAAGCGGCCCTGGGAGAAGGGGCTGTGGCGCTCCCTCACCCTCCCCTGGCTGGCCAAGACGGACGCAATACGGTACTGGGCCAGGGACAACGAGGTGGGAGCCATCCGGGTAGCCTACGCCGATGGCCCGGCTGGAAGCACGGGTGAGGAACTGGCCCGCACCCTTTCTGAGCTCGGCACCGACACCGGTCTGGTCCTCCCCGATGGCTGGCGCATGGAGATGCTGAGCCCATCCGGTGATGTGTGGCGCTCCAAGGAGGCCCTCATCCAATGGGCCAACCAGGCCATCGCCGTGGCGGTGCTGGGTCAGAACCTCACGACCGAAGTCCAGGGGGGCTCCTACGCCGCCGCACGGGTGCACGGCCAGGTGCGGCAGGACCTCCTGGAGGCGGACGCGGAGTACCTGAGCACCGCCCTGCGGAACGGCGTCCTCAGGACCTGGGCCGAGTGGAATCTGGGGGACCCTGAGCTCGCCCCGTGGCCCAAGTGGGACTACACCCCACCGGAAGACCAGGCGGCGAAAGCAGACACGTTACAGAAACTCTCCAGCGCTGTAGCCGCCTTTGTCCAAGCCGGGATGCCGGTGGACCTTTACGCCCTGGCCCAGGAGTTCGGCCTCCCCGTGCTCGAGCAGAAGAACCTGGTGCGGCTGGCTTCTGGGGCCAAGCCCGCCGAGGCCCCCGGGTTCGTCCAAGGGCAGCTCTACACCGATGCGGTCAACCAGGCTGCGGTTGACCGCCTGCCTAACCCCCTCGAGCCTTTCCTGAACGACCTGCTACAGGCCGAAAGCTACGAGGAGGTCATGGCGGTGGTCTCCAAGGCCGCCCGCAATCTCTCCCCTGAAGAAGCGGTGGCCCTGACCGAGCGAGCCCTCCTTATGGCCTCCCTGGCCGGGCGCTACTCGGTGGTGCGGGATGTGGAGCGTTAGCCCTGACCCGGCCAAGTTCCAGGAGGCGGTGGACTGGTTTCGTGGGAAGGTGCCCCTCCTCAAGTCCGAGTGGGGCCTCCTCCGTGAGGAGGCACGCCGCCGGGCCTTCACCGCCGCCGGGGTGGCCTCGCTGGACCTCCTAGGCCTCCTCCAGGCTAGCCTTCTTCGGGCGCTGGAACAGGGCACCCCCTTCGGGGAGTGGAAGAAGGAGGCAACCAGGATCGTTCAAGGCGGGCTTTCTCAGGCCCACCTCGAGACCATCTTCCGCAACAACGTCCAGGCCGCCTATAGCGCCGGGCGGTGGGACCAGCTCCAAGACCCGGCCGTGCGGCGTAGCCACCCGTACCTGATGTACGACGCGGTGCTGGACGACCGCACCACCGACATCTGCCGCATGAGGGACGGGGTGGTGCGGCCTGCCGATGATCCGTGGTGGCAATCTAACTGGCCTCCCCTTCACCACAACTGCCGCTCGGGGGTGCGCCCCCTCACCGAGGCCGAGGCCCAGCGCCGGGGGGTGGCCCAGACCCTGCCTTACGTCCCGTCACAGGAGGGCTTCGGCCTCAGCCCGGCCAAGGAGGAGTGGGTGGAGGGCTACGCCAAGGGCCAGCGCCAGGCGGCCGCCCTCCCTTGGATTCCCGCCTTCGCCGGGCCGCCGCCAGACTGGAGGAGCTACGGGCGGCCGGAAGCGCTGAAACCGCAAAAACCATCAAGCGAAACCCTGGGCAGCCTCCCCACCCACCTGGAAGACCCCACCGGCCTGGCCGTCCTGGTGGACCCGGCCGTGGTGCGGGCTCTTCCACCGGGCCGTGAGCGGTATCTGGCCCTCCTCCCTGACCTGGTGGGGAACCCGCAGGAAATTTGGCTCCTGCCCCTCCAGCATGAGCGCCGGGTGGCCTTCCGCCAGCTGTACGTGAAGGTGTACCGGGACGTCACCCTCACCCTCGAGGTGCACCGGGGCGTAATCGTGGCCCTGCACCTGGAGCCGAAACGCCAGGGGTTCTTGCGCTACGCCCCTTGACTCTGCTCCCATCTGAGCTACAATAAAGCTAATCTGGGCTAACTGTACCTCGGGAACCCCCCGAGGTTTTGTCATGGGCAAAATCACCCTACAGCTCGAGCTTCCCGCTAACACGCCTCGGGAGTTCCGCATCTTCCCCTTTGGGGTCGTCAAGACCACCAAGGGGGATTTCACCTTTGACCGCGAAGCGGCCCAGGAGGTCATCCGCCGGTGGCGTGAGTGGGGTAACCGGCTCTCCATCGACTACGAGCACCGCGCCGTTGACCCGGTGGACAACGGCCCCGCCCCGGCTGCCGGGTGGTTTGACCTCGAGGTGCGAACCGATGGGCTCTGGGCCGTCAACGTGGAGTGGACCGAGCGGGCTAAGGGGCTGCTAGCCCAGCGTGAGTACCGCTACTTCTCCCCGGCGTTTTACGCGGACGAGAAGGGCCGCATCATCGAGCTCATCAACATCGCCCTGACCAACCTGCCCGCCACCAAAGGAATGTTGCCCCTTGTGGCCTCAAAAGAGGCTGGGGGCGAAACGGAGACCAGGAGGACAAGCATGGAAAAGGTAATTCGGCTTTTGGGACTGAGTGAGACCGCCTCCGAACTGGAGGCCGAGGGGGCCATTCGCCGCCTCCTGGCGTTCCCCGAGCGGGTGTTCGCCCTCACCGGGAAGCGCAAGGAGGACGAGGCGGAGGCGGTCATCCTGGCCTGGAAGCAGGCCGCCGAGGAGCTCCCCCGGCTCCAGGAGCGCCTGACGGCCATGGAGGAGGAGCGCCGGAAGGAGCGGTTGGCCCGGCTCATTGAGGAGGGAAAGAAGGCTGGAAAGCTCACCCCGGCCATGCTCTCTTGGGCGGAACAGCAGACCCCCGAGGCGCTCGAGGCATTCCTGAGCGTAGCGCCCCAGGTGGTTCCCACCGGGAAGGCTCAGGAGGGCACGCCCAAGCTCAAGGGATGGAAGGAGATGACTCCCGGCGAACGGGCCGCTCTCTACCAGGAGAACAAGGAGATGTACTACGCCCTGCGCAAAGAGGCGCTGGGCGACTGATAGGAGGAAACAATGCCTGTAACTACTAGGAGCAACCTTTTCATTCCCGAGGTTTTGGCCGACGCGGTGCGCGGAGCCTGGCCCGACCGCATCGCCCTGCTGGGGACGGATGCGGTGGTGGAGTCTTCCACCCTGCCCGACGCGGCTCGAGGGGGCGATACCGTCAAGGTGCCCTACTTCGGCATTTTAGGTGATTTCGACGACGTGGCAGAAGGCGCGGCTCTCACTCCCGCTACCCTCTCCATGAGCTCGGAGCAAGCATCCGTGGTCCGCTCCGGGAAAGCTTTCGAAATCACCAACTGGGCGCAATTCGCCGCGCTCTACGCCGACCCCTACGCCGAGGCCACCCGGCAGGTGCTCGAGGGAGCTCGGCGCAGGTTTGACGCGGCCCTCGTGACCGCCGCCAACAACACCAGCTATGGCGGAACGAATACCGTAGACGTCTCCGGCGGCACCCCCGGCACCATCTCCTACGACGCTATTGTGGACGCGCTGGCTAAGTTTGGAGACGCTTCTCCCGACGTAGCGGCCGTGGTGATGCACTCCAAAGTTTTCTTCGACGCCATGAAGCTCAAGGACAACAACGGCCAGCCTTTGTTTGTGGCTCCCACCCAAGGCGGCCGCCCAAGCATTCTGGGCCTTCCCATCATCCTGAGCGACCGGGCTCCGGTCATTTCCGGAACTCCCACCAAGTACGTCACCACATTTGTTCGCCGCGGTGCGCTGGCCCTGTGGTACAACGGCGCCCCGAGCGTCAAATCCGACGAGGACGTTCTGGCCGATACCACCATTGCCGCCGTCCACATCTACTACGTGGCCCACCGCTACAGCCGCCTGCCCGGGGACACCAAGCCCGTGGCGGTCCGACTCATCACCCAGTAGGAGGCTTGAATGGGCATCGGAGCACTGCGCAGGCACCGCCAGGCGCAAGAAGAGCAACGGGAAGCTGAAACGCAAACTCCTCAGGAAGGGCAGCGGGGGGAAAAACAACAGGAAGCTGAGGCCCCGCAGAAGTCGCAGAAGCCCAAGCGCAAATGAGAGTTGTTCATCCATTCCCTCAGCCAGAGCGGGCTCGGGTCGATGTGGGCTTTCTTGACCCGAGCTATCCCGAGTGGCGCCGCCGTGCTGGGCTACGCCCCGCCGAGCACCCTGGCATTGACCTGAACCTGCTCGGCACCTCGGGCGACCAAGATTTGGGCTACCCGGTGGTGGCCATCGCTGACGGGGTGGTGCGGGCGGCACGCCCCTACGCGGTGTGGGGGAATATCGTTCTTGTCGAACACCCCGAACTGGCCGGGTGGCTCAACCTGCCCTACCTGGCCTCGCAGTACGCCCACCTTCATCAGGTATGCGTCGAGGTCGGGCAACGGGTCTGGGCGGGTGAACCGGTGGGAAGCATCGGCAAGGGAGACCCCCGCGCCCCATTCCTGGCCCACCTGCATTTCGAGATTCGCCGGGCTGAGATGGACCCGGACGCCTGGCCGGGGATAGACCGGGCGACGATTCAGCGTAATTACGTGGACCCTGCGGCCTTTCTCAAGCAGTACGGCAACCCCACCCGGCGATTCGTCCGGGCCACGTCCAGGCTCTACAGCGAGCCGGGTGTGGGTGTGGTGATCATCAACCTCGAGGACCCCTACACCGCGCATATCCGGTGGGGGAAATAGGAGGAAACATGCGGATTTTGATGGCGATGACGGTGTTGTTTGGCCTGGCGGTGGCGCAGGACTCGAGCATCCCCACCGATGTCTCGGCCTGGTTTGGCTCCACCGCCTCTCTCGCCGCGGTGGTGGCCGCGCTGGTGGCCCTGCTGCGCAAACACGTCCTGCGCTCCCTGGACGGCTGGCTGGTGCTGGTGCTCAGCCTGGCGCTCGGGGTCGGGCTGGCCTTCGTGGGCAAGCTGATGGGTTACCTGGGGGCTAACTGGCTGGTCTTCGGATTATCCGCTGGCATCATGGCCTCTGGCGGAGTAGACCTGTTGCGCGGCATTTTAGGCGCGGGAAATGCGAAAGCTAGCAGTTCTGACGTTGACGCTAGCCGCGCTCGGCTGCAACGCTAACGCCGCCGGGCGGGCTGGGTGCCGGGCTGAGTTCGGCCTGGCTACCCGATTGGCCTGCTACGCCGAGCAGATCGTCTGGAGCGCGGGGCCGCTGGAGCTGGCTACCGGGCTGAGCGCACGCTACCCTGAGGGAGTAATGCCCTACACCGCACTGGCCCTGTATTTCCCGGAGTGGTGGGCCGTGCTCGAGGTCGGTGCGCGGGTGCCTAATACCCAGTTCGCTTTCGCCGTTTCGTTTGGAGTGCGCTGGTAAAACATGCGCTACGCTGAAACGCCTGACCTGGCCCAATTGGGCCTCCCCGCCTCGGTCCTCTCGGGCTTTACCCCGGCTGACCAAAACGCGGCTTTGGAGGCGGCCTCGAGCCTGGCGGATTCCTACTTGGCCGCTCGCTACACCCTGCCCATTATCAGTTGGGGTTCCGCACTCACCCGCGCGGTGGCCGTTATCGCCGCCTACGACCTGATGAGCCGCCGGGGGTACGACCCGAACCGCCCTGGGGACGAGAACCTACGGCTGCGCTACGAGGACGCCCTACGCTGGCTCCAGGACGTGGCGGCCGGACGGGTGGACCCCCAGGTCCAGGACTCGAGCCCTACCATTTCCGACACCGGGCTACACGCCCACACCACCCCCAGGAGGTGGCCGTGAGGTTCAGTGCCCAGCTGGACGCCCTGGCCCGGAAGCTGGACCGGCTGGCGAGCCCGGCCGGGCTCCGTGCGGTGGCTCGAGTCGCCGCCGAGGGGGCTATGACCGCCCTCTCCGACCGCTTCCGCACCACCACCGACCCGTACGGTAAACCCTGGGAGCCCTCCTTGCGGGCTACCCTTGAGGGCGGCCAGACCCTGAGCGACACCGGCCGCCTTCGGCGCTCTTTCAACGTGGCGAACGTTAGCGAACGCGGGTTCGTAGTCGCTACCAACGTCCAGTACGCCGCTCCCCACCAGTACGGGGCCACCATCCGGCCCCGCCGAAAGCGCTACCTGGCCTTCCGCCTTCCCGGTGGCCGGGGCAAACGGAAGGGCGGAAAGGGAGCCTGGGTGTTCGCCAAGCAAGTGACCCTCCCCGCCCGCCCCTTCTTCCCCTGGGGAAACCGAGCTGGGGAGTACGGCCCCCGGATGGAGGAAGCCATTCGGGCCTATCTGGAGACCGAGCTGTGATTACGGAGTTCGTAAGCGCCCTGACTGGGCATCTCCCCGCCGTCCCCATCTACCTGGGCGACGCGGCCCTTGACGAGAACGCCCGTCCCCCTCGGCTGGTGGTGGTGCCGGTGGCCGAAGAGATGGCCCCACCTACCGGAATCTCCTGGCCGACACCCACCGGAAAGCCGATCTACGCGCGTCGGGTGCGGCTGGCCCTCTACATCTGGGCTGAATCCTGGGCCGAGGTAGAGGGAGCCCTGGCCGAGGTGCTCACCGCTATTCGCAAGCTCTTTGGCCCGATAGCCACCCCGGAACGGGGAGAGTGGGTTCAGGGCGGAGCCATTGCCTACGGGGTGGCGTACCGGCTCGAGCTAACCCTGACCACCCCGGTAGAAGAGGCGCGCCAGTACGTGATTCTCGAGTCGTTGGCGCTGACCTGCGCCTGAATGGAGGTTTGATATGCCGAAAGAAAAGGAAACTCAGGAAACGCGACCTGTAGAGACCTGGGCGGAGGCCAAAAACACCCCCGCCTGGCTCTTCGCTGCCGCCCGTGCCCTGGCCCATTGGGCGGCCGGGCAGGAGGTCGCCGAGGCCGAGTACGACCGGGCCATCGCGCAGGCCCAACGGGAGGTGATCCGCAATGCCTAACCTGCCGGGTGTTTCGCTGAACATCCAGGACGGCAACCTTGGCGTGCTCCCTGCCCTCGGGGAGGGCGTGCACGTCAAAATTGGCGTAGCCAGCGCCGGGCCTGTAAACGAGGTGGTGTCGCTTTCCGACACCAAGCGGGCCAAAGAAGTGTTCGCTTCCGGCCCGCTCCTCGAGGCCATCGGTGTAGCGTTCGCCCAGGGCGCGGGGGCCATCTACGCGGTGCGGGCCAACGCTAGCGTGGCTGGCTCCGCTTCCGCCGTTACTGTCACTCGAGCCGCCTCGTCTACCGGCACCCTCACCGTGGGGGGCTCTCCTCTTGACGCCTACGAGGTCCAGGTGAAGCTCACCCGGTCCGGCGGTCTTGGCACCGCCGCTTTCACCTACACCCTGGACGGGGGCGACACCGTTAGCCCGGAGATCGCCGTGCCCTCCGGGGGGACTTACAGCGTGCCCGGCACCGGGCTCACTCTCACTTTTGCGGGCACCTTTGACGCGGGGGACGCGTTCAGCTTCACCACCACCGCCCCCAGCTACACCCTCAGCGACCTGAACAACGCCATCAACGCACTCTTCGCCCAGGCCCAGCTTCGCTACCAGTTCATCCATGTGGTGGGGGCGGCAACGCCTGTCGTAGCGGCCGGTGTGGACGCTCGCATGGGGGAGGCGGCCACCCAGCACCGCTACATCTGGGCGCTGCTCGAGGCCGCCGACGACAGCGATTCCAACCTGCGCACCGCCTGGGTCAGCTTTGCCTCTGTCCGTGTGGGCGTGGGGGCCGGGTACGCCGAGATCGCCAGCCCCATCACCGGCCGGGTGCACCGCCGCCCCATCGCCTGGTTGTGGGCCGGTCGCCGCGCCGCTCGCCCGGCCCAGGAGGACGTTGGCCGGGTGGCCTCTGGGCCTTTGGTGGGGGTGGCCAGGCTCCTCCGGGACGAGTACGTCACGCCGGGGCTGGACGAGGCCCGGTTCACCACCGCCCGCACCTACCCGGCGTATGCGGGCTACTTCCTCACCCAGGGCCGCCTCATGGCCCCTCCGGGAAGTGACTTTGAGCTTGACCAGTACCGCTCGGTCATGGATTTGGCCTGCACCGTGGCCTACCAGGCGGGCCTCCGGTTCGTGAACGACTCCATTTTGGTGGACCCCGCCACCGGGGGCATCGCCGAACGAGACGCCATCAGGGTGGAAGGCTACATCGCCGGGATGCTCAGGGCGGCCCTCAAGGGGAAGGTCAGCGAGGAGAACGGCCAGCCCGCCGTTCGGGTGTGGGTGGACCGCACCGAGAACATCCTCTCCAGCCGCCGCTTGCCCGTGAGCGTCAGCATCATCCCGCTGGGCTACGCCAAATACGTCACGGTGGACATCGGGTTTGAGAACCCGGCCTTGAAGGTGGCCAAGTAGGAGGTGAAGCATGCCTGAGATTCGGAACAACAAAACCTACGACTTCTCCTCCGTCGAACTCCTCATCGATGGCGACCCCATCCCGGTGGACGCGGAGGTGGAGTACTCCATCCCTGAGGTTCAGGAGGAGTACCTCTACAAGCGGGGCAAGCCTATCGCCCGCACGCCTGGCCAGGTGGAGCCGGTGGAGGTGACCATCCGCCTTCCCAAGGACATCTACGACCAGATGGTCAACAACTGGGGCAACGGTTTCCAGGACAAGGAAATCGACGTGCAGGTGGTCTACGCCGATAAGGACGGGGTCACCACGGTGGATTACATCCGCGCCCTGCGGCTCACCGGAGGCGGTTCCGTGAACGTATCCAAGGGGGCCGAGCCCGTGATGGTGGAGCTCAAGGGGAAGGCCCTCGAGGTCTGGCCCCAGAGCAAGGTCCCCTACCGGCCTTGAGGTGACGCATGGAGAAGTTGAAGGAAGCCGCTAGCACCTTGGAAGACTCCCTCCTGGCCGAGCACGGGGAGGTCTGGAAGGCCGAAGGGAAGTGGGGCGTGGCCTACTTTCGCCCGCCCCTGGAGGCCGAGTATTCCCGCTTCGTGACCACCGTCTCCCGGGAGGGGGCCAACCTCTACCAGGCCCAGAAGGCGCTGGTCTTAGACTGCTTGGTCCACCCCACCCGGGCCGAGTTTTCCAAGGTCTTGAGCCGCTACCCCGGTATCGCTTCCAAGGTTGCCGCGGACTTGGTGGCCCTGGCCCAGGACGAGGAGGCTCGATTTCTGGTCCCGCTCGGCTGAGCTTTACCAGGAAACCACCAAGCGCCGCGACGTAGCCCTGGCCGCCCGGTGCCTCCTGGCCTACCGCCGGGGAGAGCGTTCCCCTGAAGCCGCCGCCGGGGCGATGCTGGAGGCCGCCCACCTCCTGAGCCAGATACCCGCCGATGGATAACCGATTCCAATGGATTTTTGAGATGCGGGCCCAGGTGGCCCAAATCCGGGCCGCCGCCGATCGGGTGCGCCAGCTGAACGCCGCTACGGGGGCGGTCACGGGGGCGGCCAGGCGGGCCGGGGCCACCATGCGCTCCGAGTTCGGTACGGCCGCCCTCTCCGCTCGAGGGTTGAGCGCCGCCGTGGCGGGGGTGGGAGCAGCCAGTGCTGGAGTCTCCGGTCTAGCTGCTGGGTTCGCTCGGGCTAGGGCCGAACTGGCGAGCGTCACCGGGGCGGTCTTCAACCTGCGCAACCTCCTCCTGGCCGGGGCCGCCGGGTACGGGGCGAAGCTCGTCCTGGACGCGGCCACGTTCAAGGAGAACACCCTCATCGCGTTTGAAACGCTCCTGGGCTCCAAGCGTGAGGCTGACCGGATGCTCAAAGAGGCGGTGCGGTTCGCCGCGGCTACCCCGTTTGAGACGCGGGACGTGATTGATGCATATCAGCGTCTCCTCACCGCCGGGTTCAAGCCGGTAGAGGTGCCGGTCATTCTCAAGGGCGTGGGCGACCTGGCCGCCCTGAAGGGGTTTGACAAGAACGTCATTGACCGGGTGCTTATGGCCTTCAGCCAAATCCGGGCCAAGGGGCGGCTCCAAGGCGAAGAACTCTTGCAGCTGGCCGAAGCCGGGGTGCCGGTGGGGAAGGTCTACGAGGTCATGGCCCGGCGCATAGGGAAGACCACGGACGAGGTGCAAAAGCTCATCTCGGCTGGCCGCATCGCTCCTGAGCTTGGCATCACCGCCTCCCTCGAGGCCCTGCGTGACTCGGTGAGTGGGGGGAAGCTGGGTAGCCTCATGGACCGCACGTCCCGCTCCATCTCTGGGCTGTGGTCTACCCTGCGTAGCCGCCCCACCGAGCTGTTCATGGACATCAATGTGGAGCCCTTGAGGAACCTTCTCTCTAACCTGGTGGCCCTCACGGACACTTCTACCGCCGTAGGCAAGCGCTTCAAGGCGATGGTGGAGCGCTACATCGGGGGGGCGGTGAAGGCGGTTTTCGGCTCCCTAGCCGAGACCACGGACCCCAAGAAGGCCCAGGCCAACATCGGGCGGTTCCTGGACTGGCTAGAGCAGACCGCTCAGAACGCCTCCCAGGCGTGGCGCTCCATCAAGCCCGCCCTCCTGGAGGTATGGAGCGGCTTCCAGCAGGGTATCGGCATCGTCAAGGGGGTATGGAGCTCCGTCCGGCCCGTGCTGGAGGCCGTAGCCAAGGCGTTTGGCGGCATAGAGGGAGCCCAGGCCGGGGCCATTGGGGGCACCGCCCGCCTGGTGGGGGTGGCCATCGCCCTGGCCGGGGCATGGCGGCTGGTGAACCTGGTCACCCTGGGGGCCGCCGGGAGCCTGGTGCGGTATGGGGTGCTGGGCGTGATGTGGTTGGGGCGGCTTACCATCGCCGCCGTGCGGTACGCCTGGGCCACCCGGGCCGCCGCCAGCGTCGGAGTGGGCCTGCAGGTAGGGGTTCAGACGCTTCAGGCAATCGGAGCAGGGCTCCTCCGCCTACCCGCCATCGTGGCCCGGGTCCTCCCCTGGCTCTTCCGCCTGGCGGGGCCGTGGGGGCTCATCCTTTCCGCCGCGATGGCCATAGCGCCACTCATCATTAGAAACTGGGACCGCATCCGGGACGGGGCCGTCCGAGCCCTCACCGGCATAGTGGACTGGTTCAAGGCGCTCCCCGGCCGCCTGGTAGAGGCGGTGCGGAATGCCGGAGCCGCCTTTGTGGAGGCGCTCAAGAACGTCATCCGCCAGATGCCCGGGGGCGACCTGGTGCTCAGGGGCTTAGAGGCCGTCGGGGGAGCCGCTCATCGGGCCTACGAGTGGGGCCGGGGCGTGATGGGCCAGGTGGTGCAGGGCGGGAAAGACGCCCTCGGTATTCGGTCTCCCAGCCGTGAGTTCATGCGCATGGGTCTGGCCGCCGTGGCCGGCTTCTCCCTCGGCTTGGGGCAGGTTGCACCGGTGGAGCGGGCCGTGCGCCAGTTGGCCAGCGTGGCCGCCGCCCCTGTAGCCGCATCCGTGAACGTAGCGGGGGCTCCTGCGTCGCTGACCGTCGCCCCAGCCGCTCAAGGGAACGGTCCGGTCACCGTCCACATCACCATCGATGGGGCCAGGCAGCCGGGCGAAATCGTCCGCGAGGTTGTGCAGGCCATAGACCATTGGGCCGCCGGGCGCATCGTGGTGCTGGGCCTGGAGCATCTAGCCTCGGAGGGCGGCCATGATGCATGAGGAGATCGTCCTCATCGGTGCGTCCGGCCGTACCCGCATCGCCCCGGACCCAAAGGCCGACATCGTGGGCGAGGTCCGGGTGACCGTCCGGGGTGGAGGCCTCCAGGAGTCCCAGGTGCAGGTTCCAGGGCAAGATGGGGTGGTCACGACGAAGCTGGGTTACGCCGCGGCCGAGGTGACGGTGGAAATCAGGGTGGCCGACTTCGGCCAGCTGGACCGCCTACGCCGTTTCGCCGAAAACTACCGCAACCGCCGGGGAGCCGAGAAGCACACCCCGGTGCAGGTGGTGCACCCCGCCACGCACCGCTGGGGCATCTCCCAGCTCTACATCGTGGGGATTGAGGAGGCTCCCCTCTCCTGGCGTGAGGGCTACCGGCTCACCCTCCAGATGCGGGAGTGGTGGCCGGAGACGACCCGGAAGACCAAAACGGCCAAGAAGCAGGAGGACGGAAGCGGGGGCGGGCTCATCGGCCAGAACGTGAGCGTCCTGGAGGCCGACCGCCCGTCCAAGGCCCCGCCTGTCCCGCCTAAGAGGTAGCCATGCCCGCCTTCTACTTCACGAAGGACGAGCCCATCGCCGGGGGCCAGCTCTCCTGGCCCGCCTTTGGGCGTGCCGAGGCCACGCTCCTCATGGGCGTGCCCCACTCCGAGCTCAGCCTGGGGCCTGGGGCCACCCGGACGCTCACCTTGGAGCTCCCCGAGGGCACCCTCACCCTCCAGGGCGCGGCCCTGGGCGTTCGCCGCACCCCCGAGGGCTGGGCCTGGGTGCGGTGGGTGGCGGGGAAAGCCCGGCTCCACAAGGTCCTCAAACCCAAGTTTTACCGGAACGTGCCCGCCCGGGTGGCCATCCTGGACGCCCTGAACGAGGTGGGGGAGGAGGCCGGGGAGCTGGACGCCGATACCACCCTTCCCGTCTGGACTCGGTATGAGGAGCCCGCCTATCGCCTCCTGGACCGCCTCACGCAGGCCATCGGCCGGGTGTGGAGGGTGAACGAGAAGGGCCAGGTGGAGGTGACGGCCCCAGAGTGGCCCCCAACCCCTGAGGTGAAGGCCAGCCGCGCCGTAGCGTCCGGGGTGTACCGCCTCCCCCTGCTGGGCCCCGTCCGGCCGGGCACCACGCTCCCCGTGTGGCTGGGCGGGAAGGTCGCCCCCATCAAGACCGAGCGGGTGGTCTACTACCTGGACCCCCAAAACCTAGGTGTGGAGGTGTGGGATGCGTGACCGCGTGCGGCGTGCCCTGGAGGCCCTTTCCCGCCCCCTGGAGCTGGACTATCTGGCCCTGTACCCGGCCACCGTGCTGAAGGACCACGGCAACATGCATCTAGACCTTCAGCCAGATAATCCAAAGCTACCCCTCATGACTAGGGTGCCCCTTCGGGTCTTCCTCCCTGGGACTTACGTGAAGGTGAAGGCAGGGGCCCGGGTCCTCCTGGGGTTTGAGGCGGCCGACCCCCGCCGCCCGGTAGCCTACCTCTGGGAGGCGGGGAGCACCCTGGTGGTGGAGATCAAGACCGAGCGGGGGGCCAAGGTGCGGCTAGACGACGAAAACCAAAAAATCCGGGTAGAGGACCCGCTGCTCGTAGAGATTGATGCTCCAACCATTCAGTTAGCCGGTGGAGGCCCAGCCGTGGCTCGAGTGGGTGACCAAATCCAGGTCTACGGGGTGGCCCCAGGCTCGGCCACGGCAACAGGTGAGATCATCTCTGGTTCCGGGAAGACCTTTTCGGGCTGATATCCTCCCCGTTCTGAAGAACGGGGGTTCCTACGCGGAACTTTCAAGGTTGGAGTCTGCATGAGCCGAAGCCCACACCTTTACTCCATCCAGCCGCTCCCCAGCGGGAGCAGCCTGTCCGGGTTGCCCCAGACGGGCCGTGTCAGGCGGCCCATGACGTGGCAGACCAGCCGCTGCGCCAACGCGCACGCCAACTTTGCACGCCGCTGCAAGGCCGTCACAGACGGTAGGCGTGGGGTTGCTGCGCATGAAGGCATCATACCACAAATCCAGTTTTGGAGGTCGCACCGCTCTGCGAGCGGCTTTCGCTTCCTCCCCGCATTGAAGTGCGGGGCATCCGCGAAAGGAGTTTTGTGAGGTATGGCCGATTTTGGGACCGACATCACCGCGCTTCCTGACCTGGCCCTGAACCAAACGGTTTCGGGCTTCCGCAACCTGGCCGAGGCCCTGGTCCGGAGACTGGTCACGCCCAGGGGGGCCCTCTGGTACGCCCCCACCTACGGCCTGGATCTGCGGCAGTACCTGAACGAGACGGTTACCCCTGAGCTCCTGGAGGAGATGCGCATGTTGGTGGAACAGGAGTGCGAGAAAGACCCGAGGGTTCTCTCCGCCGCGGCGACCGTTGAGCACCGCTGGCCCCATGAGGTTGTAGTCCAAATCCGGGGGGAGGCAGATGAGGGCCCCTTTGAGCTCGTGGCCCGGGTGGACCGGGTGAGTGTGGAGGTGCTGAATGCCTACCCTGGATGAACTCATCAGGCCCCGGACCCGCGACGAGCTTCGCCAGCTCATCCTGGACGAGCTGAGCAGAAATGGCTTCCCGCTCACCGACTTCGTGCCGGGGAGCGTGGGCCGCCATGTGGCGGTGGAGACCCCGGCCCTGGGGCTGGAGGACCTGTGGCTCACTATCGCCGCTATCGCACGGGGCGGGTTCCTCTCCTACGCCGAGGGCCCCTGGCTGGACCTCATTGCCGAGGAGTTCTACGCCGTTCAACGGAAGCCCGCCGTGTTTGCTCGTGGGACAGTGCGGCTCACCGCCGAACCCGGCATGGGGCCCTACACCATCGCCCCCGGCGACCTGTGGGTGGGGACCCCGGACGGACGGCGCTTCAACAACACCACCGGAGGCACCCTCCCCCAGGGCGGCACGCTGGACCTGGAGGTCCGGGCTGAGAGCCCCGGCGCGGCCTGGAACGTGCCGGACGGGGCCATCACCGTCCTTCACACCCCCCTTCCTGGGGTGAGCGTGACGAACCCGCCTGGCTGGCTCCTGGAGGCCGGGGTGGATGAGGAGTCGGACGACGCGCTACGGACCCGGTGCCGGGCTCGGTGGGCCGAGCTCGGGGGTGGCTCCACCCGGGCCGCCTACGAGTACTGGGCGCTTTCGGCCCACCCCAGCGTCACGAAGGTGAGGGTCCTGGACAACCACCCGAGGGGCCAGGGGACGGTGGACGTGGTGGTCTGGGGCGAGGGCGGCATCGGCCCAAGCGTGGTGAGCGCGGTGGATACCTACATCCAGGCCCGCAGGCCGGTGACGGCGAACGTGCTGGTGTACGCGGCCACCCCTAGGACGGTAGCGGTCACCGCCACCATTCAGGTGCGGGCCGGGTATTTGGCCCAGGCCCAGGGCGCCGTAGCCTCCGAACTCACGGCCCTCCAAAGGGAGACGCCCATAGGAGGCACCCTGTACCGCTCCAGGCTCATAGAGGCTTTGTTCGCTCGGCCCTATGCGGTGAACGTGGCCCTATCCGCCCCCGCCGGTGACGTGCCCATGGCCGCCACGGAGGCCCTGGTGCTTAGCCCCACCCTGACCTGGCAGGAAGTATGAGCTACCGGGAATGGCTGGTACGAGTGCAACCCCCCTGGCTCCAGGGGGACGCGGGGCGGCGCTGGGCTGAGGTCCTGGGGGCCGTGCTGGACGAGAGCGCCTCGCTGACCGCCACGGGGGTGCTGGCTCGTTTTGCGGCTCGAGCGCCAGAAGATGCTCTAGCCACCCTGGGGGCCGAGCGTACCCTGACCCGCTATCCAGGCGAATCCGGCGACGCTTTTCGGGCGCGGGTGCTGGGGGCCTGGGAGTTCTGGCAGTGGTCGGGCACCGAGTACGGCCTGGGCCTGGCCCTCTCTCAGCTCGGCTACAACAGCGCCATAGTGCCGGTGCGCAACTACGACAACACGCGCTGGAGCGAGATCGACGTATACCTGTACGCTGGCACCCGTAGCTACGACGGCTCGCAAGAGGAGCGCAACCGCATCCTGGCCGTGATCAACCAGATCAAACCCGCCCACGCCCGGCTGGCCAGCCTGCAATACGTGCCCGCCGGTCCCCTGACCTGGGACCCCGCCGGGCTGACCTGGGATCCTCCTGGCCAGGTCTGGGGGGCACCCCCAATCCAGCTCTGGCCCGAGCAGGCCTACTACCCAAACCCCATCGGGCTCCGCACCTTTTACGTGGCGCCAACGGGCTCAAACAGCAACCCCGGCACCCAAAGCCAGCCCTGGGCGACCATCAACTACGCGATCAGCCAGCTTGTCGCCGGAGATGTGCTGCGGGTGATGGATGGCGTCTACAACGAGTACGTCCACATCAACAGAAGCGGAACACCAACCAACCGTATTGTGGTGATGTCCCACAATAAGCATGGGGCTAAAATCAACGCTACGGGCAACAACTACGGCATCACCATCGGCGGTAGTTATGTGGATGTCATCGGGTTTGAGGTATATGGGGCGTCCAGGGTCGGAATCATGTCCTGGACATATAATCCGGCCAATGTGTATCAGAACAACCGGGTGATGTGGTGCTATGTGCACGACATTGTTCCACCCTGCGATTCAGACGGCGGCGCAGGCATCGTACTTTCAGCGTACTCGGAAAACTGCGAGGCCTCTTACAACGTGGTGCGCGATATTGGAGATTACTCGGCAGGGCCTTGCAACTGGATTCACGGTATTTACGCTCAGGGCTATGGGGCGCTGGTGCGTGGGAATCTGGTGCATCGCGTGCGGGGCTACGGCCTAGATAACTGGCATCGACCGAAAGACGGCCGAATCATCAACAACACGGTGGTGAACTGCCGGTATGGAGGCCTCTCGCTCGGTACCGACATTCCTGGGTTCACCGTTGATGGCTATATCGTGGCCAACAATATCTTCGCTCTCAATGGCTCCTACGGGGTGCAGGAGGTGGCGCAAACAGGGGTCAACCAGTTCATCAACAATCTCGTCTGGAATAACCCTACCAACTGGGCCCTGGCCAGTAGCACCCACCAGAACAGCATCAACGCCGACCCGAGATTCGTGGATTACCAGGCCAGCGGAAACGGCAACTACAGGCTGCTGCAAAGCAGCCCGGCCATCAACGCAGGGGCACTGCTTAGCCAGCTCCCCGATTACGACCTGGACGGCCTGCCCAGGCTGCGGGGAGCACCCGATATCGGTGCCTACGAGTTACAGGAGGTATAAATGCCCAAAACACTGAACCCAGTAAACACCTTCCCCACCAGCATCCCCAACTTTCCGCTCGCAGGCAACGATGAGCCGCTGACGCTGGGGCCGCTCGAGGCGGCCATCCAGGCTGTCTTGGACAGGACCGAGAATCTGCATCAGTCGCGCTTGACTCTAGAGGGTATCGGAACCAAGCGCATCCGCCAGTTCGCTTCTCGCTCGGCGCTCTCGGCGGCCTCGGGATTTGCTGATGGCGACATCGTGAGCGTGGATGGATATGGTCTTTATAGGCTATTCGTCTCGTCCAGCGCCACGGTTGACGGCCTGTGGGTACTAACGGCTTCAGGCGGTGGGCGCTGGATTCATCTCGAGAGAGACCTAAAAGGGGCCAACCTTGGGCTGGCGACACTTGATGGGTCTGGCCGCCTGGCCCAGGATGTGCGCGATAACAGCATCGCTAGTGCACATATAGTGAATGGCGCTGTAACCGCCGCCAAACTGGCATCTGGGGCAGTGGTGGGGCATCTGGGCTATACCCCCGTCAACAAAGCCGGGGACACTATGAGCGGGGCGCTATCTTTGCCTCAGGCAAATACCACTGCGGGAACCTCCGCAGCAGGGAATCGCCATATAGAACTGCGAACCGCAGGCCTGCGCTGGGCTCTGGGCCTAGGGGGGAATGAGAGCGGTAGTAACGCGGGCGCGAACTTTTATTTATGGAGATATGATGATGCGGGCAACTTTCTAGGTGAGGTTTTCAGGGCAGAGCGTGATAGCGGGCGGGTTATAGTCAACGAAATTTCTGGCCGCTACGACCACCAGAACAGGTTTGTGGTGCAGGCGTATACACCCAATATTACCGTTCTTGCAAACGATATTAAAGTAATTGGATCTAATAGAGTTTCTTTACCATCAGGCAAATCGCTTTATTTGCGAAGAGTTAGATGGTCGACATTCGGCACAGTATTACGACCTCGTATCGCATCAACATTATCTACATGGACAGGCTCAGATCATTATGGAGAAATCGAAATAAATCAACAACTTAGTAATTCTTCTCTTGCGTATGTGGAGTTAGGGATTGTAAATAGCTCAGGGTCCAACACTGATACCGGTAATGGGGCTGGCATCTGGGCTGAATTTGAAATCAGATAGGAGGTTACTATGAACAGCGTAATATTCAAACTGCTACCCTACTCTGAATCAGGCATCATCACAAGACGCGAGAACGACACACTCATCATCAGCGGATTCCGGAGCGATGTAGACCTCGAGGCGCTACAAGCCGAACTCGAGGCTGAATGGCTCGAGTTGGCGCGTCAGGAGGCCGCCAACCGCGTAAAAGTCGCGCTAGCCAGCGCAAGCGAGCGCTTGCGCCCCGACCATTTCACCGACCTGATGGCTAAGCTGCAACTCGGGCGCATAGCCGACAGCGAACGGCAAACCCTGAACGCCTACTACGACGCGCTGGACGCGCTAGAGCGGGAGGCAAAGGCGCTGCTCCAGAAGCTGGAAAAGGCCGAAAGCGTAGAAGTGGTAAATAAAATCCCTTGGCCGGAATGGGTAGGGTGGGAGGCGTTGCCGCTCCGATTCGAGCTTCTGGCAGAGCCCGAGCCAGCACCCCCCGAGGACGAACCATGAGAATCGTGCATCCCTTCCCTCAGCCAGAGAAAGCCCGAGCGGTAGCGCCCTGGCAGGTGGTCGTGCGGCGTGTCGTGTCGTGTACACCCCCCCGCTGTGGGGGGTGTGCTATGCCGAGCAGATCGTCTGGGCTCAAGGCCCGCTGGAAGTTGCTCTGGGTGTGGAATGGCGCACGTGGCCGGCGGCTCAGATAGGCATATATAGCATCGTAGGCCTATACATGCCGGGCTGGTGGGCCACAGTGGAAGCTGGGCGTGGCCTGGATGCCTGGCGCTGGGCTAT